GTTCGCCACGTTCTCCATCGCCGTCACATAGTCGTATTCGACTGGCCCCTTTGCCTTCGCGGCGGCAAGCGCGGCCTTGTCAGCATCTGTGGCTGGCTTGAATGCCGGGTTGGCGGCGAGCTTCACCATCTTCGGCATGTCAGGAAATCTCCTTCGAGATGTAGGCGCTGAAAGCAATCGCGGGCGCGGTGCCCGCCACGTCGAGATAGAGATCGACGTAGCGGAACTTCGTCCGATTCTTTTCAGTGCGGAAGGGGATGACGAAGCGATCCAGCGCCGCGCCGTCCTTCGTCTCCTGCGAGCCGGTCAGTTGCGAAGCCTTGCCGGTCTGGAAGAAGCCAAGGACTTCGGCATCCGATCGGTTCGCCGCGTTCGAGCCCAGGATGTAGAACTTGTACGTTTCGCCCGTGGCGCCATTGATGACGATGGACTCGACGTTGGCGACGAGAACGCAGTCGGTGGCGGTGGCGTTGCCCTGATCCCATTGGGAACCGACATAACCATCGGCACTGAGCGCGGCCTGAGCCGCAGCGCGCTTGACGAGGCCGGTTGCCGCGTCGATCGCATAGGTCTTGTTGTAGGACATCTGGTGTCTCCTTATTTCACGATGGCGGCATCGGTGACGGACGACAGCCGCATCCCGGCATAAGCGCCTTCGATGCAGAGCCCGGTGTCGTGTTCGATGTTGGTCCGGTAGTGGACGCCGTTTTCCATGAGGCCGATGTCCGTCACCTGCATGGGCGAGGTTTCCAGCCCGGAGACGCCGGTTTCGCTGAACGACAGGATGTAGACCGACGAGGTGACAGCGGAGCCGCCGCCGAAGGCGACTTCGTTGAAGGGCAGGAAGGCGCCGAAGGGGGTGATGCCGTAGCCGATCAGCATGGGCAGGCCCTGATAGCGCGCCACGCGACGGCCCATGTCCTCGGTGTCATTGGTGTAGACGCCGCCGACGCCGGCATCCCGCACCGCGGCCGGGAAGCGGTCACGCAGCTTCTTCGGCAGGAGGATGTGGGTCGGGTTCTCGACCAGCGAAATTGCCAGATCGAGCATCGCCAGCGACAGGGCCGCGCCACCCGAGGCTTGCGAGTTCGCAATGACCCGGCTTTCGTAGTTCGAACCATCCACCGAAGTCGAACCCGAGCCGACCGCTTTCAGGCGGTTCTTGATGCCGGTGTATTCCTTCGGGTTCGAGAAGTTGTCGCCGGTCATGAAGGTGTCGGTCAGAACCTTCGCCTTGCGCTTGATCGACATGCGTTCTTCGGTCGAACGGCGCTCCATGCCGAAGCGGTTGATGAGAACGCGGTCCACGTCGATGTTGCCGGCGATCGGGAAGCACTGTTCCGTCAGGTCGTTCACAACGCCGTAGCCTTCGGCCGGGGTTTCGTTGATGGCGCGGAAGCCCATGTTGTTCGGCAGGGCGCCTTCGCGGAAGTAGCCATAGCGGCCACCAGGAGCGGTCTTGTAGGGCAAAACGCCGAGGATGTCGCTTTCTTCGGGGAACAGTTCGATGACGGCGCGGGATTTCTCCACTTCGACCGTCTTTGCATATTCAGGAAGGGTATGGACCATTTTTCAGCCTTTCAGGTTTTCGAGTTGGCAAAGCGAAGCCGTTCCATCGGGGACATGTTCGATGTGTCGGGCTTCGGCGGTTGGGCTGCGGGGGACGTGTGACCGGCAGGACGCAGAAGGGCTTCGAGCGCCTTCACGCCAGCGGCCGAAAGGGTCGCGTTCTTCAGCGCCGCCGCCTGATCGGCGGGGAGGCGGGTTTCCAGCGCGCGTTCGATCGAGGACAGCCGCGCCGTCTGCTGCGCCGGGGTTCCAAGCGCCTGCATTTCTGCCTTATGGGCCGCGTAGGACTGCGAGTATTTCACCGCCTCATACCGGGCCAGAAGGTCGGAGACTTTCGAGGCGGCAGAGGCCGGGGCGCCGATTTCCTTCAGGAAGCCGCCGAGTTCATCGAACAGCGGCGACAGCGACGGATCATCGGTCGCCAGATTGACCGAGAAACCTTCCGGCAGTTCGATCCCGTCAAAGGAAAGCCCTTCTGACGGGGTGAACTGGTAGGCTTCCGGGATCTGGCCGGCGCGCTCCGCAGCCTGGGCATCGCGGGCCACAAGATCATTGTAGTGCGCGCTGAAGGCGGCGAGATCGGGCTGGCCGTCCTTCTGGTAGTCGGCGGGGATGAAGGAAAAATCAGGTGCGGCCTGTTCGACGGGTGCGGGACTACCGCCCCCCTCGTCTGCCGGGGCCCGTGTCATTCTGTCGTTGAAGAAGTTGTTCAGTTTCATCGCTCATGATCCTCCTGAGATCGAGCGCCATGAAACTCTGTGCGTTGCGTGCCTCTAATGCACGGGGATCGGCAAGGATCGGGACCGGGAAATCTTTCGTCGCTTTTTCCAGCAAATCCAACATGATAGCGCCATCTTCCGTTGACAGGACGGCGCGGACTGCGGCCATCGTCCGATCAGCGGACTTACCGTCGAAGCTGCGCAGCCATGAAAGATAGGTCAGGAGCGGGCCGGGTTCACTGAACCGGAGGGGGAGCGGCATTCTGGCTTTCCATGATGACGGTCAGTTCGTCGCCCGAGGCGCGGACGATGTTCTTCAGCGTGGCCGGCATGTCGATGATCTGCGGCAGGGACTCACCGAAGGTCAGGGCGGCAAGTTCGAGGTTCGATCGCGTGACCATCACTTTGTCCTGGTTCTGCGCCTTCTGGAGCGGCGAGATTGGGGAGACGTTCAGAGTGGTCCCGTCGTGGGTGATCGCATCCTGAAACTCTCCAAGCTGGACGCCGAGGAAGTCGAACCGCTGGATCATCGGCAGAATGAGTTCCGACCAGAGGGGGGCGGAAGGTTTTCCGATGCGCTGCTGCACGCGGCGCCGTTCGTCCAGCCATTGTGCGGCGGTCGGGGGGGTTTCGCCGCGCTGGCGGGGTCCGTCCTGATAAAAGGCCCTGCGCAGTTCGTCTGCCTTCCGATCTTCCGAGAAATAGCCCTGATCGACGTTCACGCTGCGCGAGAAGTCATAGATCTGATCGCGGGAAAAGTTCCTCCCTGCGGGAATGGCGGTGCCGGCGATGATGCCGTTCTCCAGATCTAGCGCCCCATCAGATGGGTAGATGATCGTGTTGAGTTGCGATTGCTCCATGCCCGATAGAACGAGGTCCGCGAGTTTGTCCAGAACGCGCATGTCGGGAAGGGCCTTGATCCCGGCACCCCTGCCCCACGGCCTGCCTGAAAGCGGGTTGAAGCGACCGACCAGGAGCGGGCAGGATCCGGCCATCGGGCCGATGATCTGCTTTTCGTCGGAGACGCGGATACCGTCAACGGTGACTTCCGATGCCCATTGCGGGTTTCCGGGGTCGGACCAGTCCAGCCAGTAGCCCCAACAGACTTTTACCGTGGCGCCGGGCTTTTCAATCTTCGACCTGATCCGCGGATCGGAGAGGTTGTAGTTCTGACCGGCGAACAGCGCCTCCAGCGTTGAAGCAAGGACGGTTCTTTCGCGGAAGCGGTCGAGATAGCCACGATGGCCGGGCGTGATGAGCAGTTCGTTCGGCGGGACCGCCTCGCAATGGATCGGCATCGAGATATGGGAGGCTTCGACCCACATAGCGGCGGTGCCGTGGGTGGCGGCATCAAATCCCCATTGCGGGGCCATGTCGTTGTAATTCGACGCCTGGATCAGCGTGAACAGCTTGTCCTCGCGATCCTGCACAAGTGCAAGCACCGAGTCCTCGATTTCCTCTGGAACGTCGGTGATGACTTCATAGGACGCCCATCGGATTTCTGCGGGCGTGAAATAGGTGATGAGGTCGCCGGCCAGATCGGTTGCGAGTTCTTCGGGGAGCGAGATGAAGGTCGAAGAATCCTCCAGCTTCGTCGGGTTCGAGAACAGTTGTTCCGTGCCGGGCCGGCAGAAGAACATGACTTCCTCGATCTTCGGCCGCACGTCGTCGCGCCAGCGTTTCGCGGCGGAATAGCGCGTCGAGAATTCCTTGCCTGGCTTCATCGGTCGCTACCGCGCGGGAATGGATAGGGATTCGGCTTCGGCTTCGGCTTCGGGGTTGGATTTGATCCGGGGATCGAAGC